AGAAAAACTTGCCGAAACGGATCCGGCGTTCGGAGACTGCGCGATCATCTCCTGCATCTTCGGATCCTGAGAGGCTGCCATATGTGCCTGGATATGAGCCTCATGATCTTGCCACAAGAAAGCTTTTACGGGCTCTCCTACGATTAGATTCATGTTCTCAAGGATTGGATCCTTCACCGTCATGTCATCCTCAAGCGGAATGATATTTTCTGGGTCATTGATCCCCAATACCTCAAGCATCTGCCTATGGAGCTGCGGAAGGTTGTAAAGTTCAGGCGCTGAGCCCGCAAGCTGTAAGGCTGACTGGTACTGCATGATTCTTTGCGCCATCGTTGCGGAATTCGGGTCGGAAACAGGGAGAACGTCGATGCGATCATCGAAATCATCCGCCTTCATGTCCTCCTCACCCTCAAGATCGTAGGGATACTCATGAGGGGCGTGATCTTTGACTATTCCTTCCAGTATTTCAAATTCTTCCCGCATCGAAGCGTGAACTCTTGCCTGAATGGCCGACATGACCTTCATCGAACGCTCCATGAGGGCCAATGTGGTCCCAACTGGAGCCTCTTGGTTCATATCGCTCACATTCAGGTCTGTTAGTGATGCGAAACGCCTGCCTTCTTCGACAATGTTGCCGAGAAGCTGGAAAAGTACCGGAGAAGGCTCTTTGTACGGCAGAAAAGTAATGTTGTCCCGAATGGCACCGCCAGGAACGTCCACATCTCGGAATTCTCCGGGAGAAATGGGACTGTCATCGCCTCGGATGCGTAAACCACGCGACTTTAAGCCGCCAGGAAGGTTTGAAAGCGTTCCGGCATCAACCAACTGCCTCAAAATTGAAGTTGCTGACTTGGCAATACCACCCACCATGTGAATTAGGCCAAATCCATAGAACCCCAGGCCAGGAATGTACTCATAGTGGACAAAATGCTGCCTCGGTAGACGCTTTTCATCGTCCTCGAACCAGTTTCTCCTCACGGAGAGCACTTCACTCGACCCTAATTCAAGAGTAACCACATAGGGAAGGGCTATCCCGGTCTCTTTCCCGTCAATTTCGTCCTCAAATCCCTCAAGATCGAGGTTAACGTGAACTTCAAGGAGCGTATAGCGATTATCAAACTCATAAGAAGGCTCTTCCCCTGTAAGTTCATCATACTTCTTCTGAATATCGTCAGGATCAGGCGAGGGATCAGATATTTCAACATCCCTATAGAATCCACTGACCTGCATTTTGCGCAGATCGTTGGAACTCATCTTCATAACCTGCGTCACACGCTCTGCGGTCTCTAGGGACGGAGCACCGTATGAAACAACCATGTCTTCGGAGGGGATAAACATGGAACATGGGCGACCTTTGTTTGGATCCCAATATACTTTCTTGAACGCAGAGCCCGCCAACGGGAGACTAAAGAGCATCTTCTCCGTCTCGGGCCTGTATTCTCTCATTACATCCGTGACCATGTAATTCATGAAGTTCTGTATTCTGTCCGCTTGCTTGACTCTCTCTGGAGTAACCTTGCCTACGATCTTAGTTCTAACTGGACCGCCACCGGGGAATATCTCTCCGATAGCTTGACTCTGGAAACGAACAACAGCCTCTGAAAGGATGGGGTGGGTCACACCACAAGCACCATCCCACGGTGAGGTACGTTCTTCTATCTTCAACCCAAGCTGGTTAAGACCTTTTATGTATGTCTCTTCCCAGTCTTTACGACTATTCCTATCCGAGTGATAGAACCCTAGAAGCTCATTGGACAACCTGTCTATCTCATCGTCATCCATCAACTCCGCAAGGTTGTCACCAAACTCAGAATCATCGACAGCAGAGTCCTCTCCCGTAAAGTCTATAAGCATCCCACCATCTTCAGTTTCCTGAATCGAAGGATCTCCCATAGGCTCAACGATCTCGATCTCTTCTTCTTCGAGATCAAATGGTTGCAACGGACCTTGTTCTAGGGTGCGTTCTATCGCCATTGTCTCATGGGGGGTCGTTGGAAGGAAGAAATATCTCTCCCTAGCTGGTTAATCTTACCCATGTTCCCACCACTTACAGGGCCGCCATAGCCTCCCATCTGGGGTGGCCTCCGAGAACCCGTCACTCCAGTGTTCATGGGGCCGCCCCACGTTCCCTGCGCTCCCGGCATCCCCGGCACTCCCTGATCTCCCGGTATACCTTGCCGACCCATTTGCGCTCTGTATGCTAGATCTATTGCGCGCTGATCATCCATTCTTCCTTGGCCATACATCGGCTGTGCGGAGACTCTCTGCTGACCATACATCGGCTGTGCAGAAACTCTCTGCTGGTTATACATCGGCTGTGCGGAAACTCTCTGCTGGCCTATCTCGCCCCGTACACCCTGTACACCAAGATTCCTCGCATCCGCCAATGCACCTGAGCCAGTCGTCATCCCTGGTTGTCCCATAGGTGGCCTTCCCATCGGACCCCATCGTGTTGGAGGGGGGGTCCGCTGGAAGTATGTAGGTGGGGTTGGATATCCCATCCTGCCAGCCATCTCCATAGGTCCGCCTCTACCGAAAGAAGACTTCCCAGGATTGATTGCACCCATCCCAGCATTAGCTGCACCCTGTACCTGCTGCTGTGTCGGTGCAGCATTGTAGTTAGGGTTACCGGGGCTCAGTGCCCAGGGTTGCCCTCCCCAAGCTCCAGGCATTCCCATCTGCCCACCGGGCATTGGGCGATTTATCTGCGGCTGTCCGCCCTTGCCAGGACTGGGGGGCCCTCCGTATGCAGGAGCACCACCATACGCAGGAGCCCCACCACCATTATTCCGTTGTCCTCTACCCATGAAAAACTCCTTAATAGTAATCAGCCTTAACAGGCCTGAACTTCTCTTGCTCTTCATCTGACACCAAGGGAATAAATCCACCTTGCCGGAAACGAAGGAGAGCTTGTGTTGAAGAGTCTACGAGATCGTCATGTTCACCTATAGGGAACGAAGCGAACTCCTCTATAACTTCTTCTGCAAATCTCTTATTAGGTCTCCACACTATTCCTGATGCAAACAAATCAGAGACAGCGTTAACTCTTGAAACTTTGTCATTGCCACGGGAAGGAGTGTACTCTTGAACCGGGATTCCCATTTGACGTAGTTCAAATATAAGAGGCATCCCAGCCGCTTTACCTTCTACGATAAATGCATCGGGCTTCCACTTTTCCCATGTACGAAATGCTCTGGCTTTAAGCTCCGGAAACTCCAACCTCTCCTTGAATGCATCGAGAAGAATGATGTTGGTTTGCCTTATGCCAGATTCCGAATCCTTGTAGAAAACACCCCATGTCGTGCAGGCCGAGAAGTCGGCTCTTTGACTCTTCAGGAAAGCTGTATCCCAAGACTGAATGATAAACTCACATTCAGGAGGTTTTTCATCGGGCCACTCTTTCCACCACTCACGTTTAATGATGGCACTTTCTTCTGACGTAGGGTCCTGTTGATACTGAGCTTGCCATTTGGTTACAGGTAGCTCAGCCTTCAGCTTCTCTAATTCCTCTAGCTGCCAGAACCCAGGCCATAGAGCTTTGCCGGAAGGAAGGATGGCGGGGAATTCGATTATCTCCCATTCATCAGTCCCTTCACGTTCTATCGAGGATCTTAATATCTGCCCAGTTAGATCTCTCTTATGCCAACGTGTCATTACGATGACAATGGATCCCCCTGGCTGTAGTCTTTGCCTGGGGCCTGATGTGTACCATTCGTGGACACGATCAAATATGGCCCCGTCTATGCTCTGGCCTTCCTGTTCGGAATGGGGATCATCAATAATCAGGAGATCCGCGCCTTTTCCGGTGACAGCCCCGCCTACCCCGATAGCAAAATACTCACCACCTCCGCTCGTATTCCATCTCCCCGCAGCCTTTGAGTCTGCCTGGAGACCCACACCTGGGAAAATCTCCTGGTACTCTTTGCTACTGACTAGATTACGAACTTTTCTGCCGAATCCGACTGCGAGTTCAGCAGTATGAGAAGTCTGGATTACTTTGCCATCTGGTTTCTGTCCGAAGAACCATGCTGGCAGTAGGTAGGAAGCAAACTCAGACTTGGTATGGCGTGGAGGCATATTGATTATGAGTCGCTTTAACTCCCCCCGTGCGACCCTCGCAAATGCGTCCGCCATGATGCCGTGGTGAGTGCCCTCTATGAAGGCTGGCCACATATTGTTCACAAATTCTATGAAGTTCTTCTGTGACCGTTCCCGCTTACGGACTTCTCCTAACCTTTTGAGGAGGAGATGCATCCGCTTGAGATTTTCTTCGTCTAACTGGTCTATCTTGTCTAAATACTGATCAAGTTCCACAGAACTGGCCAAAGGCACAACTCCCCCAATAACGCTATCGGTTATACCCGATCTACCCTGGAAGTTCGTTTGCCAGAAAAATCATGAACCGGTTTAATTGGTAATCTATAGCTGGAATGATCGGAACTATTTTTCAGAATGAAAAAAGCTATAGATAAGGAATCGTGGTTTACACCTACTTGGTATATATCTAAATACTTACAGTAGGTGAACCGGACTAGGTGTTGCCTAGAACGATCATATACCCGGTATATGAAATGGGTTATGGCT